TATCTGGAAACTTTCTTGGGAAACCATTATAACCTTGTGATAATACTTGACCTTCATTACCTATAGCTACAGCTCCAACCTGAGTAGAAGGATCTTTACTCCAAGTAGATATTTCTTTTGCAAGATTTAAATATCTATTTTTCCAAATGTTTGAAATGTCTTTCATAAATATGTAAGTTTTGTACTTGCCAATAAATAACTCCTGAATCATAACCTAAGTCGTTACTTAACTTATCTAGAATATATTTATGCCAAGCATAATCGTTTTTATAACCATAAACAGCATCATTAGACCTCATCTGCACCACACAATCCACTTTCGAGGATAAGGAGTTAATATAAAAGCTAACCGCGTTAGTGCAGATAAAATCGTTCTTTCCGTTATCTTGATATTCTTCCCATATACTAGGTCTTGTATAAACCATTGTGGCTCTCCTTGAATTACTGTTACGTTGTAATTCCTCTTTAGCATTCACATATTGGTTATAATATATTGGGGAATATATCAATCTTCCGTAATTTGAATTGATTTCTCCGTTATTATCTGCTGTATATTTCCATGCAGCAGGAGTTGGATCATAATCTATATCATGTATATTAGTTGATCCTAATTTGTACCAGTTTATTTCTGCATTAATATAATCTTGATTGACTTCACCGAATATAGTGGGTTCATCTGCTATAAAACTAGCTCCTAATATTTGTATTGTTTTGCAACCTGTTTTATCAGTAATAAATTGCTCTTTGTTATACATTGTTTGCAATGTATTGCGAATATCTGATACGTTCATTTTTTCTTTTTTTCTTTTAAGAATGCACCATAAAAACTTGCATAGTTAATTAGATCTAAAACTGAATCGTAAGCAGATTCAAAATTAGCTGTTTTACTTTCAAAAGCTAAAGATTCTAATCGTTTAACTTTAGTATGTATCATGGTTAAATAAGACGCATCATCGTATGGAAAGTATTCTTTCTTAGATTCTGAACCTTTTGATTTATAATCTTCGCCTTTTAATTCTTGTAAAGCCGCTGCTTCACTTAATACTGAATGCATAATTTACTCCTTATCTAGAAAATTTAATTTACCAATATTATCATAATGTTGTGGTGATTGCCAACCGTCTGGTTTTACAAGATCAGGTAATCCTAATGGATTTGGTCTTGTATCTTTTACGCCAATCTCTTTTTGCATATTTGCATGATGTACACGTTTCCATGCTTTTTTAATATCTACATCAAATGCATCTAATGAACCTAATGCAATTACAATAATATCTATAAAAGCATCTACTACTTCATCTGGTTCTTCATATTTAATAGCATCAAATAATTCGTTAAGTTCTTCTTGTACAAATTTAGCTCTAAATTCAAGATAATGTAATTTTTCATTATCTGATGCTTTACTAATAAACTTATTAATTTGATATAGTTTATTAAGTTTTTTTATATCACCTATCATGCTATTTCTAACTTAAATGGATTTTCAATACAATCTTCTAAATCATATTTATTTAGACAAACATTTAAATTTTCATCATAAATCCAATATGAAAAAATATAACTAGGTAATTGCTTATCTAAAAGATGTATACTATTAGGATCAATTACAATAACTTGTTTTTCTTTATCAATTCTGTAATTACAACCTTTGAGATTTGCTTCACTACGATCAAAGAAAACAATGTTATCTTGTGTGAATGTTTTATTATATATATTACTCATCTTGTTAACTCCTTATATTTATTTAAGATAGTTCTATTCTACCAAGATAATATACATTTGTATACACTTTTATATAATTTATTTCCAACTATTAATCCAACCAGTTTGTCTTGGTCTTCTTTTATTTACATCTTTACCATGTTCTTTTTGCGTTGATTTGTTTTGTTTAATCAATGCTTCAATACGATCGTAGTTAGGTTGTAATATATAAACTGCAGCAAATGCATAGACTAATGTATCTAACGCTTCATTGTTTCTTGTTTTCTTTACCCATTGAAACTTTTTAGCTCCTTTAACATATTTAACAACTCTTTTCTCTGATGTTAATTGTTTAAAGTATTCTTCATCTACTGTAGCAGGAAAATGTATAGTTGCATTTTCTGCTTTTATTCTTGAGTAAATAACTTCTTTAGCTGTATCTGTTCCAACAGGATATAGAACATGTCTAGATCTACCAACAAAAGATGGTCTACCTGCGATAGGTTTTTGTGTTTGTGATGAACCTTTGATTGCAAATATCTTTCTATGTACTCTTTTTGAAGTATAAGCATATACTTGTTGTGTATGATGACCACCTGAGTCGATACATGTTGAAACTATTTTTAAAACTTTATCATCTTCTCTTGTAAATGAATTTAATAAGTATTGATCTAAGTCACGCCAAACATGTGTAGAAGAAGGATCACCAAATATAACTTTATAATCTATAATCCAACATTCATTATTATGGGACCAACCTACAACTTGAGCTTCTAAACGATCACCCTGTACATCAACACCGCAAGTTAATAATAATACTTCATTTGGAATAGTTTCATGATCATAAGTTTCACGTTTATCTAACAAACCACCATATTCAATACTTTCTCCTGGATCATCGAATGTTCTACCAAGAGCAGTATTAACCCAAGTTTTAAGCATTTCAGGTTGGTTTTTAACAGAATAAAAATCTACAGCCATATCAACCCAAGTTCTCCATGGACTATAAAGCTCAGATATGTGAAAACCTGCTATTTTTTTTGTTTCATTTTCTGCAATCCATTGACCATTTTGTAGCATCCACATTTTCTTAGATTCAGGTATTACTGTTTCACAATGCTTACATGTATATTCTGCAGTTTCTGGCTTTGATTTTTCCCAATGTATTTGTTCCCATTCTAAAACTTGTAATGTAGCACAGTGTGGACAAGGTACATGATAATAACGTTTATCTGATTCTTCAAAAGCAACTTCTATACGTGATAAACCTTTAATTGTAGGAGTAGATGTAATAAATACTTTTCTATTCCAAAAAGTAGTTGTACGTTTAACAGCTAGATTAATAGGATCTCCTTCCGCGCCTGCAGATGTTTCATATCTATCAACCTCATCGCATAAAAGTATACGTATTGGTCTAGAAGCTAGTCCTGCAGGTGAATTTGAACCTACAATGTTAATATTTCCGCCAGGAAACTTTTTAGAAAGAACAGTATTACCAGAATCCCTACTTTTAGGGTCTTTTACCTTTGTTCTTAACCTTTCTGAATCACGAATCATATTAGCTAACCTATCTTTTGACCACGCTTGAGCCATAGCTAACGTAGGTTGTAACACTAATGTTGGTGATGGATCTTGATCTATAAAGTAACCTACTATGTTATTCAATATCTCAGTTGCTCCAACTTGAGCAGATTTCATAAAAACTATTGTATTTATTCTATGATCATTAGCAGCATCCATGATTTCTTTTTGATATGGTGCCCTATCTGTTCTCCATTGACCAGCTTCTGATGAAGATTCAGCAGATAATACGCGATATCTATCAGACCATTCAGAAACTGTTAAATCAGGTGGTGGATTCCATATCTTTTTCGTCGACGAGAGTACTTTCTCTATATTCTTGCGGTATTGGGTCATTTGCTAGTTCCTCTAATGCCTCATATATTGCTTGTTTAATTATTTTCTCAACTTCTGCAAAATCTTCTGATGCTAATACTAAATGTGCAACCTTATTTGGTATAGTTAGCATCCTTCCTCTACAGTTTGAGGTATAACTGATCCACGTTTCTTCAACTTGATCAGTAGGAATCAATTTTCCTTCTAAAACAGCTACATCTAGCTGAGCTTTATCAGCTTGTGCCTTAGTTAGACGTGTTTTTTCTTCAGTTATGTCACCTGTTCCATCTTTTGATGTATATCTGCCTTGTTTTTGCAAATAAGCTATGTAAGAACGCCTACAATGGTCTAAATCTAATGGATTTGCACCTAATTTAGCCTGAAATACATCATTATTGATTAATTTACCAACATTTTGCACAGTCATGAACAGGTGTTCTGCTACTTCTTTTCTAGTTGCCATTGTTTAATATTAAACTGGATATATGGAACCTACGTCTAGAAAGAGAGTGTGGCGCGAATAAC